AGAACCTGAACTAGGTTCTGGTTTGCTTGACGCCTGCAGCTTGGAGCTTGAAGCTTGAGGCTTGAGGCCCGGACCAGGTGCACGCTCTACCACACCGTCGCGTGGACTTAAGCTAATGACCCGATCCGATTTATTACGCTTGCGTAATTCTTTATAATATTTTGGGTGTCTAAACATGTCAATGTTTACCGTATGAAATTGTTTTAATTGAGGCGTCCCAGCATGCCCTGCAATCTAAACATTTATTGCCTTGCTTAGCACTTGGGCAGTTAGCCCCTGAGTCAACAACCTCTGAAGAGTTGGGCCACGAAGCAGGCGCCCGCTGGTTCACCATGGGCGCGCTAAATCGTATGACTAAATTGTTTGGCTTGTCTGTCAAGTGGTCCTTAATCCATGCTTCACGGGTCGGTAACCAGTGACGCTTTGAAGGCGTTAACCTGCAGACTTCGTATATTTTATTTAAATGCTTAAGGTCCTGTACATCTCCTGAATCATGCCATCTGAAGACATCCGGCTTCTTGCTGTTAATAAGGTGTGCCATTGCCTGGACCCAGTCTGGGCTCTTGATAGCTGCCAGTCTCCTGTACTGAGCGTCCTGGACAACCTTGAACACGTAACAACCTTTCATGGCATAACAATCATAACACACGCTGCCAGGCACCGCTTGCAGCTTGGCGCCTGTCTTGCATTCCTTGGCAGGTAAACCAATTGACCAGCCAGGCATTTTTGAAGGCTTGCTCAGGCCTCCAACCAGGTCCCACGCTTCGCTAGTCTTCACTGTAGCCTCCTTGGGTCGCGTACCAGTTCAGGCGCGCGTTATCTTCTTTGCTTCGCTTTTCCTTCCAATGTTCAGAATTTAAAATTAAATCTAAACGTTGTCTCAAGTCTGGAAATTCTTGACGTCCTCCCAGCTTGTCAATTGTTTTTATTGCTAAAACTAAAACCGCGTGAGCTTCGTCGCTCCACGTGTTGTCTTTTCTTAGATTGTCTTCTTCTCTAAAGTATGGCATATGTTTATTTCTCCTTTATTATCCTATTAGTACCATGCGGCTTGCTGCCTGTCAAGCTTGAAGCTTGCGGCTTGGCGCTTGGCGCTTGGAACCCGGTGCGCTTGCAGTCTTCTAACCATTTGAAGAACTCTTCACAGCTGGCCAGGTAACTGGCTGGCAATGTGCCATGGTCCTGAGTGAACCATGGCAGCAGGTTATTGTGTTTAATTCTCTTCGATTTCATATTCTAACCATCCGTTGCCTTCATCAACGCCCATCATGAAATATTTCAACTGTTCATCAGTTTCAAATTCATATGTTTTTTTGTCTTCTTTATCTGTACCCCAGACTATTGTTATTTTTTTAGTGTTTCTTTTTTTCATACTTTTGCATATCTTGCTTTACTAGTCTCAGGATCTCCTCCAGAGCGTTAGCGATCCTGATCAACGGGTTAACTGATCTATCATTTATTTCTTTGTCCATATTATTCCTTTCTTTGTTATGTGTTGCAGGGCAAGTTCGGGTAGCGTTAGCATCCTCGTGTTATCCTGCTTCTGGTATATAATTTTTCAACCAACTTAAACACAATTTTAACCTACATTATCCTACAGCAATGTCAAGCTTGAAGCTTGTGGCTTGCCGCTCTTTTTTCTTTTTGTTAATTAGAATCATTCTAATCTGCCGCTTGCAACTTTTTGCTTGAAGCTTGTAGCCGTTGGCCAGAAGCCATTCAGCGTGAAGCTGCAGGATATTAATTCCGTAATTTTCTAATTGTCTACTCATAATTCTTTCTGGACCAGGAAACAGTAACCGGTCTCCACTGCGGGTTCTTCCGCCGGTTTCTTTCCTGATCCCAGGTCCTATCGCACTAGTGGAGCTCGAGACACACAGTGTACATAGGACCAGGGATCAGTAGTAGGTTAGTGTAGTTGACAACAAACCCTAACTTAGCATCCTTTTTCGATACGCTACTACCTGATCCCAGGTCTAATAGTTGCCCCGCGGGAGCTTATCCGGCACGTAGCTATTAGACCAGGGATCAGTTGAGGCCACTCACCCGAGCTAGTACAAATTTTTGCTAGCTACACTCATGGAGCCCACTGATCCCAGGTCCATCTCACTGAGGCCCAGCGGCAATTGTTTACCGGTGCACCAGGGCCTACCACTTATAAGGTGGGAGATAGACCAGGGATCAGTTGTTGTCCTGCGCAGGCGGGCCTTTCAGTTTGCAACCCTACCGGGCCATGCTCCAGAGCATCGCGACCTGAGCTATAGTGGGTCAATTCCCACAGCTACAACATCTGATCCCAGATCCCTTGAGTGCTGGCCAGTAGCAACGATCGTTTCCGCATAAGCTACACCACTCGGTCAAGAGATCAGGGATCAGTTCTGGTCGTTGGTAATTTGAAGCAAGCTTAAAGTACTTCACAACCAGAAGTTGTCCCAACTTAATTAGAAAGAGGTAAATCCAAATAATTAAGTTAATCAAATATAATGCTTGACTATCCTATTGTCAAGGTATAAAACAAATTAAATGCAAATAAATAACAGAAAGGTAAAAATGACTAGAATAAGACTAAATCAAGAGTATCGGAACAAGATCGGTAATAGACTTCGTGTCCATGCTGAGCAAGAAGATACTATTGAAAAACAAAACTATGACAATCTAAAAGCAGATCAGATTGACATAAATGACAAGGCATGGAAAATTGCTGAACAAATTGTTAGACGACATTATACTGATGATGATGTTGCTAAAGCACAATACTTACAAGATAAGTTTGAAAATGTAAGTACGATTGCAAAAGACAGTTGTTTTCATTTTCATTATCTTGGAAAAAAAGAAACAAGAGATTACGACAACAATGCTAAAGTTGAGGACGCAACAATAGAAAGCCATTTTGATTTTAGATTAAATGGTAGTTTAGATGTTGATAGCAATTCTTCTCATAATTATAG